ACTACATACTTTATTAGATTTAGCTGAAGATAATATCGAAGAGGAAGAAGCTAAACGTGCCAAAGACTCCTACGAGCGAAACCGATGAGTGGGAACCCCACGCAAGAACAAGTCCATGCTCTGTTTAATTATTGTCCAGAACGTGGGCTTCTCACAAACAAATTTACACGTGGTAGATTGTCTCGACTTGGGGATCAAGCAGGTTGGTTCACCAAAGCAGGGCGGCAAGTCACTGTAAATGGAGAAAGCTACGCGGCTAAGAAAATCATCTGGCTACACGTTACAGGGGAGTTCCCTACTGGCGGTTACATCGTCAACAAGAACGGTAACAAACAAGATGATCGGATAGCTAACTTAGAATTCTTTGAAGGGGAAAAGACAGTTATTCTTTTTGAGAACCCAGACCTACCTACCAGAGAAGAAGTCAGAGAGTACTTCAATTACCACCCTCGTTCTGGACGCATGACCTACCGCAAGACTTATGGCCCTACCCGTCTGGAAGGACAGGTCATTGGGCAACCCCATAACAAGTTTTATATGTGTGCGGTCGGTGCGTTTCGTTACCCCGTTGCCCGTCTTGTATGGCTAGGACACAAAGGGGAATGGTTACGTAACGAAAGTAGTATAAGGACATACGTTGAGGAAGACGTGTTAGGGCATAAGAACGGCGATCAAAAGGATAACCGGATTGGGAATCTTAGGCGGGGGCTGCTATCAATTACCGATAACGAAGAGCGGCGACTTGCATTACTAAAGGTCAATCGGACGGAGACGGCGGGGATAAACTGGGATGCAGGGAGGAAGAAGTTTATTGTTCGTATCGTAGTGGATGGTAGAAACATGTTAGTAGGTGCTTACCCTACAGTAGCTACTGCCGAAATAGCTAGGGAGCAAGCCTTAAAAGAAATAGAAGCGTCAGATAAAATTTTAGCGGAAATAACTGGAGAGAAATGTGAAGCGGAAGGGTTATAGAGAATACTTTACGGTGGAGTACCGTAACGACCAACGGGTAGTAGTTTTAAACGGAAACTTAAAATCAAAGACAAGGAGTGGTAATGAACAGACTAGCAGCACTAGCGATAATACTCTTATGGAGTCCACTAACCAAAGCAAACGCTACATCCCAATGCTTTGACGTAGATCAAGTGTTGAAGGTTGTTGACGGGGACACCATTGACGTACGTATTAATGTGTTACCACTAGACCTTGGGTTATTGGCAAACCTGCGGATACGCATGGAGGGTATCAACGCATGGGAGTCCAGAACAAAAGACCTTGAGGAAAAGAAGTTAGGGTTGGCTGCAAAAAAACGATTAACAGAGCTTGTAGCAGTGCCCATCAATGTGTGCCTGTCAGGTAAAGGTAAGTATGGACGATGGTTAGGCACACTATTCAATGGGGATACCAACATCAATCAGCAGTTAATAACTGAAGGTCATGCACATGCCTATACTGGGGGTAAACGTAAGGCGTTTGGGGAATGAACTGTTGGCATTGCGGCACTGAGCTTATTTGGGGTGGGGACCATGACATTGAAGAAGAGGGGTTTGATTACTTTATGGTAACAAATTTAAGCTGTCCTGAGTGTAATAGTTACGTTGAAGTGTATGCACCTAAAAACAAAACGGAGTAAACCTATCACTAGACAATCACCAAGAACTAACTTTGATGTCACAGAAAAAACGTGCTGCAAGTGTAAACAAACAATGAGAATCACCCGATTTCCACGAGATAAAACAAAAAGGGATGGTCGCATGTACATTTGCGGGATGTGTGTATCGGCTAAACAGAAACTTTACAGAGCAAAAATGAGGGAGGAAAGTAATGACAAAAACTAAAACGAGAGCAATTGATAAGTACACAGTAGTATCAGAGAAAGGTTTACGTGCAGCCAGAAAGAATTTTGAAGGTAAGCGTGAAGAGTCAGCAAGAATTGCTGAACAGACAAGAGTGTTTTTGGAGAACGGTGGAGAGATAGAAGTCCACGAACAAGATTTTTGTAAAGACATATCAACAATTGCTTATGGATACCAAAAGATAAACCAATGATAACCCTCTACCTATTCACTACGTTCGGTATCTTTATCTGGGGAGAGTACCCCTCTTACAAAACGTGTATGACTGAGCGAACGCGGTTGATCGAGTGGTTCGATACGAATAAAACTGAAAATCTTTATTCGGTTGAGTGCATAAAAGTATAGGAGAACAGGATGACACCAGAAGTAAAAGTTAAACGGAAAGTTACGGCACAGCTTAAAGAGTTAGGGTGCTACTACTTCTTCCCTGCTACTGGGGGCTACGGGAAGTCAGGCGTACCGGACATAGTTGGGTGCTACAACGGTAGGTTTTTCGGTATCGAGTGCAAGGCGGGTAAGAATAAGCCAACAGCACTACAGAAAAAGAACCTTGCCGAAATAACCAATGCGATGGGGATTGCTCTCGTGGTGAACGAAGAGAACATGAATGATATAAACGCGTTACTGGGTGCCCCCGTAAAGAATCTCAATCAGTTAGAATTAAACTTGGGAGTATAGATGACTGAAGAAGAGAAAAGTTATTACGAGCATGGTGACCTACCCCCTAAACCGTTATCGGTAGGGGTAAGCAGAGCAGACATCCTTGATACCGCCAAGCAGTACGTGACGCGGGATAGGCAGAACACACACGGCGCACCAGAAGATAGCTTTAGTAGAATTGCTGATTACTGGAGCGTTTACCTACAAAGGGATGTAACTTCAAAAGACGTTTCCATTATGATGACTATGCTAAAGATAGCTAGGTTAGATGAGAACCCAACACATAAAGATAATTGGATTGACGCGTGCGGGTATCTTGCGTGCGGAGGGGAGATTGCGGTATCGACATAATCACACTAGACTTTGAGACTTACTACGATAAGGATTTTTCACTCCGAAAACTAACCACTGAGGAGTACATTCGATCTTTAGAGTTTGAAGTTATAGGAGTAGGGATCAAGGTAAACAATGGCTTAACTGAATGGGCTAGTGGCACTCACGAGCAGATGAAGGAGTACTTAGATGGTTTCGATTGGGAAAACAGTTCTCTGCTATGCCATAACACTATGTTCGATGGGGCTATACTTAATTGGATTTATGATATTCGTCCCCGCGCTTATCTTGACACTCTCTGCATTGCTCGGGCTTTACACGGTGTGGAAGCAGGAGGGAGCCTTAAAGCGTTGGCTACACGGTATAAGATCGGAGAGAAAGGTACAGCGGTTACCGATGCAATAGGTGTACACCGTTGGGAGTTCACGGATGAGGAGTTAGACCTCTATGGAGATTACTGCATCAATGACGTAGAGTTAACCTATGAACTATTCGGACTTATGGGTAACGCGTTTCCACGTACTGAACTAAAGATTATAGACCTGACCCTCAAGATGTTCATTCAACCCATTATTGAATTGAACGTACCCTTATTGAAAGAACATTTAGAAGATACCAAGAAGCTCAAGGAACAATTAATTTTAGACGCAGGGGTTACCAAGAAAGACCTAATGTCTGGAGCGAAGTTCGCTGTTTTATTAGAAGAGTTAGAAGTTAAAGTTCCAATGAAGGTAAGTCCGACAACAGGGAAAGATACGTTTGCGCTTGCCAAAACAGACCAAGGATTTATAGACCTGTTAGAACATAAAGACCCTAGAGTTCAGGTGCTTGCTAACGCACGTTTAGGTAACAAGTCTACGTTAGAAGAGACGCGTACCCAAAGGTTTATTAGTATTGCTGAACGGGGAGAACAAGGGAAAGCATGGTTACCTGTGCCCATCAAGTATTACGCTGCCCATACAGGGCGGTTTGGTGGGGATGACAAGATCAACCTACAGAACCTACCAAGTCGTGGGGTAAATGGTAAGAAGTTAAAGCGTAGTATGATTGCTCCACAGGGGCACGTAATAATAGACTGTGATTCTTCTCAAATAGAGGCGCGGGTGTTGGCGTGGTTAGCAGGGCAAGACGATTTAGTGCAAGCGTTTGCGAATGGAGAAGACGTTTATAAACAGATGGCGGCTATAATTTATGGGATAGCGGTTGAGGATGTCACCAAAGATCAACGGTTTGTCGGTAAGACCACTATCCTAGGTTGTGGATATGGTATGGGGGCTGTTCGTTTCGTTGATCAACTTAAGGCATTTGATTTTGAGATGGACATTACCGAAGCCCGCCGAGTTATTAACATCTACCGTGAAACGTATTACCGTATAGTTGGACTATGGAACGATGCCAAGTTCACTATTCAAAATTTAGTGGACGGTAACGGTACAGAATTAGGAAGGGAAGGTGTGTTAAAGGTACGCCCCGAACTATCCGCTATCGAATTACCCTCTGAGTTGTTGATGAGGTATGACGACTTATGTTCAGAACAAGGGGAAAGAGGGCCAGAGTACACGTACAAAACTAGAAAAGGCCGAACACGGATATATGGTGGGAAGCTGATAGAGAATGTGTGCCAAGGTATTGCGCGTTGTATTATAGCGGAGCAGATGTTAAAAATTAGTACTCGGTTTAAGGTAGTGCTAACAGTACATGACTCTGTTGCGTGCTGTGTACCCGAAGAACAAGAGGAAGAGGCCCGTGCATATATGGAAGAGTGTATGCGGTGGCTACCTGTGTGGGCTGATGGATTACCTATCGACTGTGAGTCTGGCACAGGACAAGCGTACGGAGATTGCGAATGAGCGATAAACCTAAAGCGGATGTGATTGACTTCTTAGAGCGTAAAGCTAAATACACCCCGAAAGAGATCATACGTTCTAGACTACAACCTTTAACCGAAGAACAAGTAGTAATAAGCGATATGGGGCTACTAAAGAAACGGGAGAAGATAATACTGGTTATCGCACAGACTGATTACGGAGATAATCCCCCGCGAACAGACACTGTAATGTTTGACTTAGATGAGTTACCGGATGTAATAGAAACATTAACGGATGCCTATAAATTTGCGTCTAAAAAAGATGAGGAAGAATCGTGAAAGGGAAATGGACTAAAGAAAATTTTGAGGAATACCATTCAACAAACCCAGAAGTTTTTCAATTATTTGAAAAGTTTACTTTGCAAGTCGCGCAACGAAGAAGGAAGTATTCAGCAAAAGCTATTTTTCACAGGATTAGATGGGAAATGGCTATGACAAAAAATGAAAATGAAGAGTTTAAAATAGATGATGGTTGGATTAGTCACTATGCTAGGTTGTTTGTTAAGTTACACCCAAGGCATGTAGACCTTTTTGAGTTTCGATCTCGTCAAGTAAGTTACCACGCAGCATGAGTATATCCCCGTGGTCATTCAGTAAGCTGAAGTCATTTGAGCAATGCCCTAGGCAGTTTCATCACCTTAAAATTCTTAAGACTTATAAGGAGAGTGAGACCGAAGCCATGCTTTATGGTACTGCATTCCACGAAGCCGCTGAAGAATACATACGAGATAAGACCCCCATGCCGCCTCAATTCGCGTACGCTAAAGACGCGTTAGATGCCCTTAATGCAAAACGGGGAGACAAACTATGCGAGTTTGAGATGGGGTTGACCGAGAACCTAGAACCCTGTGACTTCTTTTCAGATGAGGTGTGGTGGCGAGGTATTGCTGACTTAGTGATAATAGATGAAGAGGAAGACCTTGCGTGGGTAATTGACTATAAAACAGGGAAGAGTGCTAGATATGCTGACAAAGGGCAGCTTGAGCTAATGGCATTATCTATTTTTAAGTTCTTCCCAAATGTAAAAACGGTACGCGGAGGATTACTGTTTGTAGTTTCAAACGAATTAGTGAAAGATAACTACACTACACTTGATCAAACGCGTCTCTGGGAGAAGTGGTTAGGCGGGTACTCAAAAATGGAAACCGCATTTGAGAACGGTGTTTGGAACCCTAATCCATCAGGGTTATGCCGCGCACACTGCCTAGTTTTAGAGTGTGAACACAACGGGAGGAGCTAATGCCGTACAAGAACAAAGAAGATAGGAAAAAACAAAAGAACAAGCCAGTAGGTAGTAAAGAGTTTACAGCACGTATGGAACGCCAACGTGC